AAGTATTCACTTATCAACAATTCACCTCAGGGGAAGTAACCATTTGGATTAACGGAATTTTTTCAACCCCATGTCCCGCAAATGCGGTAGTAACCCAAACTGTCACACAAACTGTATCACAAGCCGCAGCCAACGCAGCGTCGTCAGCTGCCTCATCTGCGGCATCTTCCGCAGCTTCATCCGCGGCATCTTCATCAGCCTCCTCAACTGCAGCGTCTTCCGCAAGTAGTTCCACTCCTACATCCTCATCATCTTCTTCTTCATCTAGTTCATCATCTCAATCTTCTTCAGGAGAATCATCATCGTCTTCATCATCAAGTAGTAGTGAATCAGGATCGAGTGAGTCAAGTTCAAGTGAGTCGAGTTCTGAGGGTAGTTCTGAAGAAGGTGGTTCAGAAGGTGGAGATTCGGGAGAAAGTGAAGATGATAATTCAGATGGCAAAGGGAAAGGTGATAAAAAGAAAGTCGGACCAGTAAACCCAATGTTGGTTGCCTCAGACTTGACAACCGTACAAGGTCCCGATTTGAAATATAGTGCCATCGCCTCCTTTGGTGTTAGTCAATCATCATTAGCGGGAAATGAAACTTGGGGTGCAAACGCCATGATTTGGAGTACATTAGACCAATTTGCTTTAGGTGGAGGATATACAAAAATGAATTTTCAACAAGGTAAATTAAGTCAAATCCACTCTTACTCATTCACCGCGGCTTACTTAGATGGAACTTATATGGGATTACTTGGGTACACGAATATTAAACCAAGTGAAAAATATGGTACATACGGATATAACGTTGGTTTAATAACTTTATTGTTGAAAGATACTGAAGTTAATACTGAAACAAGAACAATTAAAAGAGTATTTAACGTATCTCTTGCCACTTCGGCAGTTGTATTTTGGACAAAACCATATGTCGTAAACACCAAACTCACTCTTTCACCACAAATTTTTCTAATGAACTCACCAATTTCATATAATCCCAAAACAGGTGAGTCAACGGTGAATAGACAATTTTCTTTCTTAGTCGGTTCCTCATTTGATTATAAAATAAGTAAACGATTTGGATTAAGCCTAAACTATAGAGCATTGGGTAACTCAAGTTCTCCAATTCTTAGCAATTTCTTGATTGGTTCAAGATTAATGTTATAACAATATGAAAAAGATATTTGACATCAGACACATAGTAATACTCATAATGGTGGGTATAATAATATTCTTACAATTTTTCGTTCCTCCACAAATCAAAATAGAAGAAAAATTGGTTTATGATACAATACCTCAGGAGGTTATTTATGAAGTTGAAGTGGAGGTTCCGTACGAAGTTGAAGTAGAAAAAATTGTTGAGGTGCCAGCGCCAACTCCACTAGTCGACACCGCATTTATTCTCAAAAATTTTTACTTCAAAAATTTCGTGCAGGATACAATAATGTTGAGTAATAATCAGGGGTTTATATATTTGTTTGACACCATTTCACAAAATAATGTTGTTTCAAGAAAGTTTACATCAAATGTGAAACCTAAGATTGTTAGGGAACCAGCACCTGAACCACCGAAAGTTAGAAACCAAGTTTATGTGGGATTGAACGGAGCCTTGAGTCATCAAGATTGGGTTAATTCATTAGGAACAAGCATATTGTTAAAAACAAAAGATGATAAAGTATTCCAAATCGGTGGTGGAGTCGCAAATAGAACATTTGATGGCGTTACAGGCAAATTTACACCATATGTCACAGGAGGAGTGTATTGGAAGTTAAAATTTAATAGAGAGTAAGAGTATTTATAGGAAATATCAAACCAATGAATTTAAGAGAACTAATCAAAGAAACATTAGAAGAACATTTGAACAAATCTTTAATTATTAAAGAATCAGTTGAAGTTTCAGAAGCATTGAAATATCACGTTGATAATGAATTGACTTTAACTAACAACATTTTCCGAGCATATTCTGAAAGTTATTTTGATTTAGTAAATGAAGTTAGACAGTTGTGGGAAGAGGGAAAAATTGAACTTAACGAAGAAGATACTTTGATGGTCGAATCAGATTTGGGTAAAAAGGTTTCAATTAAAGGTAAACTAATTTATCTTGATGCTCCATTCATTTACGAAGAGGAGGATGAGGAAGATGTGTTAGAAGAAGCAAAACACAGAGGTAAGAATGTAAAATTAAACAAACCATTTAGAACTTCAGGTGGACCAAAAAAATTCGCAGTTTATGTGAAGTCAAAAAGTGGGGGTATCAAAAAAGTATCTTTTGGTGATCCTAACTTGAGAGTTAGAAACGCAAACAAAGGTGCTGCAAAGTCATTTAGAGCACGACACAAGTGTAGCCAAAAGAAAGATAGAACCACCGCAGGATACTGGAGTTGTAACGTAGGCCGTTACGCAAAACAACTCGGATTATCATCTTCAAATTCTTGGTAATGGATTTTCCTTTTGAACAAATAGAAGTAAATAATAAAAAAATTAGGACGTTTAGTCCTGATGTGGAGGAAGAAGAATTGAAGTGGCATCAAGACTTAAATGGCCGAAATGTAACCATTATTGAAGATGGTGGATGGTCATTTCAAATGGAAAATGAATTACCGGTCAAATTGTTGAAGTCCGGTCAAATTCACATACCCAAATTTGTTTGGCATAGAGTCATAAAAGGACCGGACCAATTAGTGGTTGAAATTGAAGAATTAGAATAGTATGGAACCATCAGATAAGTTGTGGAATAGAATAAATAAATTTTTGGAGAATCATATATTCCAAATTGATTCGAATTATAATTTCGACACAGATTTCAAAATAAAACTAACAGGAACCAAAAACTATATTGTGATTGGACAAGAAACAAAATTTATTGAATATACTTTGTACATCTTACCATCCAACAAACAGTCCGATTTATATTTCGAATTATTCAAAAAATACATGGGTGAAGAAGTTGATAAGCCAACTACACATAGAGTATTCCTTAACATTTGTTATAAAACTGATAAGTTATTAAAAAGTTTTTTGGAAATGTTCGGATTAAACGAATACGTGATTTGTACAAAAGTAATTAATTTGGTCGAACTGAAAGATTAACTTATTTTAATTTTTCCAAAACATTTTTTACCACATCTATCAGGGTTTGTCTTCCTACTAAGATAACTCCTGCCGCCAACAATCTTTCAGCAATCAATATTGCTGCAGTTTCAATGTTTTCTGTTTGACCTAATACGGATTGAACATCTGTAATGATAGGAATTAGGAAACTGTAAGCGATAGCTTCCAAAAATGTTCCAACTCCTGTGTTAGCCGAAGATAAAAAGTTCGTGAACGCATCTCTCAATTGTGTTCCTTTTTGAAGTCCATCCTGAAAAATATTTTCCAAACCATTTTCTTTAATCAAAGACATAATTTTTGTAAAAGGTCTTTTGGTCTCAAAAAATAATGCAAAAATAATTCCCACTAATACTAACATTCTTTGTTCTTCTGTCAATTCCATGTGTTGTGTTCTCAAATATTGGTCGAGAGGAAGAACCAAACCTCCAACTGATGTACCCCATGTCAACAACATTCTTAGGTTTATACCATAAGATTTGAAAACTTTATTCAACATTTGTTTTGTGAAGGCATACATGTTTTTCACGTGTAACCCAAGTTGGGATTTTTCCTCTTCTTGAAGAAGAACTCTTAGTTGAGATTCTGTAATTAAAAATTCCATATAACAATAAATATATTGGTTATATTTATTGTTATGAAAGGACCATTAAATCCAGAATTAAAAGTTGGAGATAGAGTCATGTGTTATCACATGGATGGAGAAACTAGTGTAACTCCGGGAACAATTGGTACGGTAACGTTAATAAGTTCCGACCCATTCGAAGATGGAGATGAAAAAATTATCAGTGTAAATTGGGATAATGGATCTCATTTAGGGTTGATTACCTCCACCGATGCGTGGAAAAAAGTTATTGAAGAATAATAAATTGGGAGAGATTAGATGTCTCTCCCGTAGTCATCCCCCCCAATTTATTCCATATTCATGAGAAAGTGTTGAATGACTCAATCTTCAAGAAAGTTTGCCCACTTGAATGATCGAGAATTTTTTCCATTTCTGAAACTGCCATTTCTTTTTCAGCATATTTTTTACTAAACAAAATCCCTCGAAAATATCCATACCCATCATAGTATCCATTATCGTAAGGATTAAAAATTACAAATACTTCTTTAACTTTTTTCATTTTTTAACCAATAGTCTCCTTTTATATAATCTTCAATAGTTTTTTGTGGGAGTTTGGCCTTGAATATCACATTCATTTTTCCTTTCGAATTGTAATGGAATACCCAAGGCCAACCACATTTGCAATTTGCTTTTGAATCTTCCATATTATAATTTTATGTTTGTAATTGGAAGTATTCGTCAATACTTTTATTTATTTGGTAATTTAATTTTTCTATGTCATTTGATAAACTCTTTAAGAATTCTTCAGACCAAAATCCCCAAGTTTTATTTTTTGATGGTTCATAATAAAAGAATCCATCGATGTTTACAAATGAACCTACAACTATACCTGTCGATTGTAAACTTATTTCGTAAGTTCTATTTTTTACTTTTTCTGTAACCTGTAACATTTATTTGAATTTTATAACGATTTTAGTTCCATAATCATCTATTTCATATCCACTCCATCTATTATCAAGTACAAAGTATTTGTTGAAATTGAATATTGTAATTTCTTGACCCTTGTAATAAGAGACCAACGAATTTAGTGCGTAATCAATTGAATATCCTCCCTCTAATTTATGTTCGAGAATAAGGTCCGCAATATCTGGTTCTACATCTGTACTGAGTATAATAATGACTTGCATGACTCAATTTGATAATGGAGCTTTGATGGTTGGATGTGATTCGTAACCAATTAACTCAAAACATTCTGGTCTATAAGACATGATTTTTTCGGTGAATGTTTTTTCTCCCAAATGTTCTTTTACTTTTTCATGTTGGTACCAATTTCTTTCCGTGATTTGAACTTTGGGTAAATCATAAGGTCTTCTATGCATTTGTTCTTTCGCCTGTTCAATGTGGTTCGAATACAAATGAACATCACCTAAATTGCCAATCAACTCATCAGGTACCATATTAACTTCCTTTGCAATGATTTCTAACAACAATCCATAACTTGCAATGTTAAATGGTAATCCTAAAAATGTATCTACACTTCGTTGATTCCACATTAAAGAGATTGCTCTTTTAGGAACAGGATATAATTTATCTATATCATCATGTTCAATGTTTACCATCGGTAATCCAAAATCAAATGGGTCAAATGTATCATAAGTTTTTGCCGCTAAATCTAACCTTTCTCCAACCCGCAACTCTCTTGTATAAACTTGGAATCCATAGTGGCAAGGTGGTAGAACCATTTGGTCTAAGTCACCTACATTCCAAGCAGATACCATCAATCTTCTACTATCAGGATTTGTGTTAAGTTCGTTGATTAGATTTGTGATTTGGTCAACACCTTTTATATTTTCATTATAACCATTCGATTCATACTCAACAAACCCATCAGTTTTTCTACCATTCCAACTTCTCCATTGTTTACCATAAATTGGACCTAATTCACCCCACTTTTTAGCAAACTCATTATTGGTTTTGATTTCTTTAATGAACTCTTCTTTCGTTAGCGGTCTACCACTTTCGTGTAAATCATTTTTATTTGCTTTCACTTTCTATATTTTTATATTTCCATTTGTATCCTAAAGTAGATTTACACCTACCCTTACAACAATTTGTTATGTTCCCACCATTATCATAACCTAACGATTTAGCAGCTGACGAAGCACTATCAAATTCTTGTATAAAATTATCCGCCAAATCAAACTGCAGTATTGGTTTTTTATTTTTTTCGTGTACTTTGTTTAAGAATTTAGAATAGTCAGTTTTCCTATTTTTGATAGATTCTCTCCAACTATCCCAATCTGTGCTTTCTTTTGTTTTTTTATCTCTTTCTTCAAAATCCACTTTATTGATTCTATCTCTTAGAATTTTTTTTCTCTCTTCTTCTGTCACGTCATTTAACCAAATATTCAAATGTTTGCTTCTATTTGGGTTGTGGAATGATGGATTTGAAAAATCAATAAACTTACTAGTATCTCCACCATCACCAGCCTCTTCTCTTAAATTCGCCCATTCCTTTGATTCAACAACATTATATAAATTACTTAATTCTATACCTTTTTTAATTAACTCATCAACATTATTTGTTTCAAATACAATTTCTGTTTCAATATCATTAATGGTAAAATTATGTTTTTTAATGTGTCGTTTCCAAATCTTACCACTACCTAAATAGGTGATTGGGTCTTTAGTAGTTTTACCAAGATATCTCAATCCTAACGGACTTGTCTTAATATACAAATAGTATTTTGTTTCCATATTCTCTTTTTATATAAATATGGTGATGGATATAAAAATTACTTATTTCCCTCATCTTTTTTTAATTTTTCACATTCTTTGAGGTACGCTTGGTAAGCGTCCCCATCCCAAATATGACAATCATAATCCAATAGGAATTTGATGTTAGTCTCACCTCTCAAAAACCACAGGAGTTCCGTGACCATAGTTTTCCATGCCATCTTCTTTGTGGTAAGTAAAGGAAATCCCTCACTCATTTTATGGCGGATTTGTCTACCAAATACTGAAAGAGTTCCAGTTCCTGTTCTATCTTTTTTTTCTACTCCATTCTCTAAAATGTCTCCGAGTAGTTGTTGATATTGTCTTTCTATGTTATTCATTATCGAAATCACTAAATTTTAATCCCCACATTAAAGAAACCATTCCCATTTCTCTTTCACATAAGGTTTTATTCCAACGAAATACTCGTTTCATATAATCCATACCCCACTTTTTCCATTGTTCATTTTGTTCCATGGTCATTGTCCATTGGGCATACCAATCATCTTTTCTGTCCTTTACATCATCGTAGGTTACTTGGTACCCTGCGATTTCAAACATTTTGTTGATTACATCTACAACAAATTGTTCTTGTTTTTGTTTTGTAGTCAATCGTTTTGTCATAATTTTATAGTTTACCAAATTGTTGGTGGTTTTGTTGAATATAATTGGAAATTGAGAATCCTAACCAAATCTCTTTTAGAATAATCTTAATCTTTTGAATCATCTTTTTCATCTTCAGTTTCATCTTTAGTATTATCTTCAGTTTCATCGAATAAATCATAACCTTTGTAATCAGGGTGATTTTTATGCATATAATCTATACCTCTTACCCACATAAAAGAAATAATAATGGGGATTAAAAGTAAAAAGAAAATTGATACCAATATTTCAGCTGATATAGTCATAAACATCTTCGTTTTTGTTAGATAATAAATCGTTATACTGTTTTACAAGTCGGTTAACATCACCCCAAATAATACTGGCGTTTGGGTCAAGTTCCTTGATTTGTTCTGCCAATTCCTTTTGTCTTCCTTGAGAAAAATATTCTCCTTCTATTGCGTTTGCCAAATTATGAAGATGTTCAGGAGCACTTATTGAAATTCTCAAATCATAATCCGCCCACTTTGTTTTATAATCATTCATTATGATACCTTTGGTAAGTTTCACTTTCAAATTATGTAAAGTTAGGTTACGAACTCTGACAATAGAATTATCTGACCCAAACAAGTGCAAGAAACGAAGAAACCATCTTGGGCAACCTTTAGGTTTCGCTTCGTAATCCATTGCTAGTACCAAAGGGTACATTGCTTTGAATAC